CTGGTCCGGTGAGCCGGCTGTATTCGCTCTTGCGAACTTGGTCCAAGGCATTCTGCAAATGACGCAGCACGTGAAACTTGTCGTAGATGATCAAAGCCTGCGGAGCGTGGCCAGGCTTGAGGGTGGAGTTGCGGAACGCTTTCCACATGTCCATCACCGCGAGCCGTATTTTGCTGGCTTTTTCGGGGCCGAGCCAGGCATAGAACTGGTCCATGCTGGCCTCGGAGCGGTCCTGGCCGCCGAACCAAATGGCCCTGCCGCGGATCAGGTCGCTGACTACGATCCGGTAACTGTGACCTCTGCCAATGGAGATTTCGTCGATGCCGATGGCTCTGGGATTCGGTTGGCCGGCGCGGCGGAGCTGCTCGGTCATGTACTGCTTGTCCAACTCCTTGACCGTTTGCCAATCCAGGAACAAATCCTCGGCTACCGCCTTGATGGTACAGTCCCGGCAGCGTCGTCCCACGAAGAAGGCAAAGCGTTTGGTGTAGAACGGATTGTTGGCCAGCCAGTCCAATCGTTCGGTCTTCACGGCGCAACACCAGGGGCATTGGACGCGGCGAATGAAGAAGTCGAGATAGACGCGCCGGTCGCCACAGGAGAGGTCTCGGACCCGGCGCGGTCGCTGATCGTAATAGGTCGGCGACACTTGCCCGCAGCAGCCGCAGACCGTTTTTTTCGACGGCGCTGGAGCGTGAGCACGACGGCCCACGAGTCGCCAAAGATGCCATGGAGGCTCGCCCGAGGTACGAACCCAGGGAACCGGTACAGGTCGCGCAGTTGTCGTGTTGTTGGCATCGCTTCATCGTGACACGTTTTCAGGGGGAAAAAAAGACAATTTTGCCAAGAAATAATCGCGTTTCGTCGCGTTCCATAGGGAGTTTTTACCCACTACGGGACAAGAAGAGCCTTTTTTTGAAGAAGGACGCGGCGGCTGTTCCTTGATGTGCTCACTCCATGTTACCAGAATCGCCAGGCTGAGCAGTAGGCTAAGTGTGGCGATGAAGAGGGCCAGTGAGGACAAATAGGCTTCGTAGTTCATTTCAGGCCCTCCATGCGGCGAACGGGGACAAAGAACACGAGCCGCTGGGGGTGTCCCTGGGTGACGATGCCGATGAGTTCGCCCTGGGTGGTGAAGACGCCGCCGCCGGAACGGCCCATGTCGGCGGTCAAGTCCACCTGGTCACGTTGGCCGTGGCCAAGCTCCCTGTCGAGGCCGTTGATGTAACCACGGGTTACCGTGTGGTCAAAGCCACGCATGGAGCCGCAGTGGACGACCGGGGTGTCGAGGCCCGGCTTCTTGCAACACACCTTCGCCCCTTCGGTGAAAACACCTTTGCCGAGCTTAAGGATGGCGTAATCGTGCTCCTCGTCTTGGCGATGGATCTCGGCGTTAATCGAGACCACCTTGCCCGTGGAGTGCTGGACGACGCGGATCTGCCTGTCACCAGCAGCGTCCACGACGTGGTTAGCGGTGAGGCAGTAGGTTTCGCCTTCCTTGTGGAAGATGACGCCAGAGGCCCTGGTGCGGCCTTCCCACTCGATGGAGACGGAGACGGCTCGGATGTGCTTGAGGACGTCCTTGGGGACTTCCTGGCCGTAGGCGTTAGCGGCCAGCGGCAACAGGCAGAGAGACAGGGATAACAGGGTTGGCCGGGAGTTGAGACGCATTGGAAGTTCCTCCTGTGGAAAAGTTGACGTTTACGCTGCCGGCGGGATGCTGAAGCTGAACGAGGACGCCGTTCAGAGACGTCAGCAATTGGGGGTTCTGCAGGACGACGCCTTGCAACATGCTGACGACGGAATCCAGAATCGGGTGGCCGGTCGAGCTGGCTGGCTTGGACGGGTTGGTTGGGTGGGCCAACCTGTGGGCCAGAGCGGTCACCAGGGCACTGGCGACGGCGATGACGATGGAGCCCCAATCAATGTTCACTGCTTTCTCCTTTGTGCAAAAGTTGGTTCAGATATTGGGCCAGGTTCTGATGAACCAGTGAAGCCAAAGCGCCAGGATGGTCCATCGCAACAGGCCGTTGACCTCGATGTCGATCTGGCGGACGGCTTCCGAGATGGTCGTTTTGCCGAAGTAGGCAACGGGGATGTCGTAGAGGATCAGTCCTATGACGACACACCACACAATGACTCGTGACACCATAGTTGGCTCCTTAGCACACACCACATTGTCAGAGTTAAATTAGACCATATTCCTGGGCTGGTTTGCAGAGCACTTTCCAAATGCTTGTTGATGGGAACACATGGAATTGTGATTTGTATCTGGCGTCTATGGCTCTTATAACCCCTGGGTCGGTGTGGCTGTAGTCGTGGCCCATTAATATCTTGGTTAATGGCTCCCATGCTTCACAGTCGTTTGTGACGGCCTTTTCCGAGTGATCGGCGTCGATGAATACGACCTGGGCAGTGACGTTCAAGCCATTGAACTTCCTGGCCGCCTCGGCGCTTGTCATCTTCCATTTATTGATGGAGAGGTCCGGCCTTTGCGTTAGCATGTCGCTAATGGTCAGCCGACATTGCTTTTCCGCCTCGTTGGCGTCATGGCCATGGACTCCTCGGTAGTCGTCAACGAGGTAGAGGCTGGCGTTTGTGGGGAGTGCGAGGGCGACACAATGGGCGGATCTGCCGTGCCAGACGCCGACTTCGACCCAGAGGCCGCCTTCGGGCAGTTGGCTGGCAGCTCGCCGAAGGACTGCCAGCTCGGCACGCGACATCCACCCGGAAATGTCTTCTGTTTTCATAACTACCTCATTTGATCGCAGCTATCGCACCAGTCCATGTTCCTGATGCTGTTATCGTTTCAGTTGCTTGTGTGGCGGTGGGCGGAAATACCCATCGGTAGCCGAAATTGACGAATGGGCTGGCGACGTAACCCAGCGTCCAGCCGGATCCCAGTCCGCCGGTATAGCCTCCGCTAGTTAGTGTTGAGAACGCGGCTACAACCAGCGTGCCTGACGCAATTGGCGTTAGGCTTGGCGTTGATACTGAGTTTGTTCCTGAATTGGTGCCGTTGGTCGTGTTTGCTGAATCTAACGCCCCAGTTGTTGATGGTGCCGAGCTGAACTGTAGGGCTCCCCAATAGGTCGCTGTCACCGTTCCGGTGAATGTGAATGCTACGCTTGATATTGGTGTGCTTGTGTTGAGGCAGATGATGGCTAGTTGGTGATCGGCTGCGGTTGCGGTTGTCAGGAGCGTCCAACCGGCTGGTGTTATTAGACTGCCAGTGCCGACCGTGAGGACGAATACTATGAGCAGGCCAGTTACGTTTTGCGGTGGATAAATCCAATAAGCTCCAGGGCCTTCGTAGTTGTATCCATTTCCGAACACTGGCGCTATTGGCGCCATTGGTGCCGGCCATGGCCAGGTAACAGCGAGGCGGTCCAGGTAGGCGATTTTCTGATCGCCTGCTTGGCCGATCATGACCCTTTCGACGAAGTTGACGTTGTAGCCGACGCCGTTCTTGTCCGGAATGTACACGGTGTCGCGGTTGCCCTGGGTCCACGCTGAGAAGTTGTCTCGTATGTCCGAGGTTGTGGCCACATAGATCATGGCCGTGAAGCGGAAGGTCTGGGCCTCCTTTTCGCCGCGCTCCCGGCCCAGGTCGAAGCATGATGTGAAGTAGCAGGGCACGCCGGCAACGTCGGGGGCGGCAGGCGGGGCGTTGCCGGTGCGGTAGATGTCGCAGGTAGTGTTGGGTCGCATGGGCATTAGAGGGCCGTGGTTGGGTAGTTGGGTAGTTGCCTGACGATGTAAGCTCGCTTGTGCTGCCAGGCGTAGCCGAGATCGACCCACTCGACAAAGATCACGGTCCAGGCCGTTTGGGTGTCGTCGGGGATGTAGAGGGTGTCGTAGGTGCTGCCGATGGTGCCGGCGTTGTAGGCGTCGCGGATGTCGATGCTCTGGTCAAAGAGGATGCAATGCGTGAATTTCAAGGTGTCGGAGTCGCCTTCGCCGCGTTCCAGGCCTTGCGGGTAGATCGCTTTCAGGTGGATCGGCACGGCTGCTTGAAACAGGTTGCTGGCCCTGTAGATGTCGCAAGTCGTGTTGGGCGGCGTTGGTATGGGCATCGTCATCCACCGAATTCGAGAACCTTGTGGTCGCGGTAGGTTGCCAGGATCGATTGCACATATGGGGGCATGGTGGAAAACGGCGTCCTGCTCACGGAGCCGGGAATCGATTCTTGCTTCAGGCCGGGATCGCGGAGAGCTTCCCAATACCGGGCCGCCACCCATACGGCACAGGCGTCTTGAACGTCCAATGGGACGGTTGCGAAGCCTGCGGTGTACTGGACGCGGAAGTTGTTGATGCCGGGCGACCAGATGAGGTCTTCAGGGTGAAGCAGCTCGGGATCGGTGTAGGGGATCGCCCGCAAGAGCCAGCCCCTTCGGGCGTCGTACTGGTAGCCCGCCAATTCGTAGGTGTGCATCTTCAGCTCGGCGTTTTGGCCGCGAGCTGTAAGGCATCCTTGGCCCGATCCGGCGATGCCAACTTCGCCCTCGGCAACCCAGAGGTCAGCGGACGGCCAGAGCGAGTAGTCGATGGAGTCGCCCTGGATTTGAGCCGACCAGCCGTTGCCGATGGTGTTGATTTGGTTGACGCAGGCAATGAGCGTGGCATAGCTCGCATAGGATACAAGCGATTCGGAGTGGGCCACGCCACTTGCTACGCGGGTAAGCTGGATGCCCGTGCTAGTCACCTGGACGCGGGCTTGCTGGTTGTCGTTCGTGTCGTTGTTGATGATCTTGATTACCGTCACCGGCCGATAGCGGACGGACTGCACGGTGATGATTGGGTAGTGCCGCAGGTGCAGCCTTCGCCCGCCGTTGCCGTTGTAAAGCTCATCGTAGGCCGTTGATACAAACTCTCGTTTGCAATACCGGCATATCGCTTGCGAGATATTGCTTATCAAGGCATCAAGCAACGTGGTGTTGGGGCTTGATGTCGAGATGTAATTCTCGGCGACCGATTGTGTAATGAGGTCGGGCATTAACGGTTCTCGATTTCAAAAAAGCCTTCGTCGAAGGTCACGGGCTGGTATGCCTGGATCACTCTTTCGCAGGCACGTTGCCAGGTGTCGAGGCTGAGGCCGCGATGGTCTTTGGTCCATCGCCTCATGGCGTGGACTTCGGGTTTTTCGAACTTGAAGACCACGGCCTTGCAGAACTGGTCGAAGGCCCTGGCGATGCCGACGTAACGTTGTCTGGTCGCCTTTTGAGTGTTGGGCCTGTCGATAATCACGTCCCGGCCCGAGAGGATGGCCGTGGTGATGATGGACATTTCGATGGCCTTGTAGGTCGGGATGAGGTCCTTGCTCCACAAGTCGTAGTGGTTACCGTGGAGCATGCTGTACACGGCGTCGTCACTGACGATCAACGCGCCTTTGAGGGCTTGATCGCTGGCGTAGGTGGACTTGCCGGACGCTTGCGGGCCGACGAGTACGGTAATCATTTGGCGTCTCCGATGTCAGTTTGCCATTCTCCCCAGACATGATCGTTGCGGAATGCCGCGTTGCCGTGGTGGGTGACTTTCACGGCTCGCGTGGCCCAGACTTTCAGGCCCTTGCGGGCGGCCCAGCCTGAGAAGTTCCAATCCTCGGGCAGGACGTTGGCCTGGAAACAGCCGTTGTTCTTGGCAACGATGCGGTCGCGGATTTCGAAGTAGGCTTCCTCAACCCAGGGCTGGGTGAAGTCGCAGAGCCAGAGGCCGGTGTTGACCATCAAGTCGCCCTTGCCGATGTCGTGGGCTGCGAAGGTTACTGGCAACTTGAATACCTCCGCCATGGTGAGGCGGCGGATGTGAAGGGTGTCCCGGTCCTGGATGCCTGTTGATGTGAGCCCCCTGGCGTCCTTGATCGGGATCACAGTGGAAATGACGTCGGCGCCGACTTTTTCCATCTCTTCCAGGAGCGTGTCGATCCAGTTGGTCGGGCCGCCGATGTCGGCGTGGTGCATGGCAAAGTGGGTCAGGGCCTTGGGCTTGCGTTGGTTGAGGGCCGTGCCCCAAAGGATGTTGAAGTTGTGGGCTAACAGGGACGCCCCGCTGGTTTGGAGCGATACCCTGTGCTTTTCGGAAGCCATGGCCAGAGACGGTAACGCCTCCGGCACGATGGCTCCGTAATGTGGGACTGCGAGAAAGATGGACTTCATGTTACCACCCGATGGGTGTTAGTTGACTACGATGCGCTCAATCAACGTATTTGCGGGCAGGTCGTTGGCGCTTGCGGGTTCGTGCTTCGACGATTCCGCCAGGCCGACGGCGGTGAAGTTGGTGTTGCCGGCGTTGGTGGTTTGGATGGAGAGCCTGAGGTAGCGGTCGCCGGCGTTTTGTTGGGCGACCTGGATGTCGGTCGTTTCGATGGTCACAATGCAATTGCTTCCGGTGATGGCGATGTTCGTGCTCGTCATGTTGTGGACGGTACTTGCGAAATTCGCTTCAAAACAGCTCTGTAAATTGGCATCGAGTTGGCCTGAGTTAGCTCCGATGATGATCTGGTACATGACTCGCTTGAACTTCTGCATGTCAATGCCAGTGCTGTTGGTGGTTGTGTTCCCAGTGGTCTGCGGTGCGACGAAGTCGTTGACGGATAGTTGCTGCGATAGTTCTTCGGTGTACATGGTCGGTTCCTTAAAGAGGGCCGGGTTGCCTCTGGATAGAGTTGGCCCGGCCCAACGGGTGAGGGTTGTTAGGTGTGAACGTCGAGGGTGACGAACGGGCTAACCTGGGTGCTGCCGTCCTGGAGAGTGATCGGCTTCTCCATCCACGGCTGGCCATCGACGCGTTCGACCACGCGCCAGGTCATCTGGTTCTGCAGGAAGTTGACGTGTTCGCTGGCCGCGATCTCGATCTCCTGGCGGTCGCCGATCACATAGAGGTCGGGGTCGATGAGGATGAGGTCGCCAGTGGTGCCGAGGGCCGGGAGCTTTTCGGTGATGTACACCGGGGCTCCGAGCAGCGACCATTGCGGGCGTTTGGTGGCACCCTGGTCGATGCTGATGAAGATGGCCCGGTTGGCGCCGTCCTGCAACTGGAGAAGTTGCGGGATGACAGACGGGCTGCAACACCAGATGGCCGACATGTTGGATGCCGGAAGGAGGTTGGCCCACATGGTCGCAACGTCCGCAAAGCCGACTTTGTTCGCGGTCGCCCTGTCGATGCCGATGGCCGCGGCGGCGTTCATCATGCCCTGGGGCTTGCCGACGCCGTTGCCCTGAAGGAAGGCATAGTCCTCGAACCACGCGACGGCGTGGCTGAAGAGCTGCATGAGGAAGGTTTCGAGACCGAAGGCGGCGTCCTGCAGCAAGATGTTGGACGAAACGGAGTAGCCGGAAAGCTCGTTGGCCTTCAGCTCCATCATCTTGAACTGAGGCTCGGTCTCGGTGCGGGTCTGGGCTTCCGCCGTCCAGGACATCTTGAGGCCGCCGAAGAAAGGCGAGATGCCGGCGGCCTGGGCGGTGGTGACGTCCAGGAACGGGAATTGCGCCGTGGCCGAGGCCATCGGGTAGACAAACGCGTGCTGGCGGACGATGGACTGCTCGGCGATGAGTTCGATCAGCTCGTCGTAGAAGTCGGGCGGGACGGTGTAACCGCCAGCGACGCCGGAGGCCTCGGCCATGGCGGTCTTTTTGCGGACGCCGAGCCGGTTGGGGGTGGACTTGAAAAGGACGACGCCGTTGCCGCCGGCGTTGATCTTGACGCCGGGGTAATCCTTTTCGATGTTGGAGAAAGCCTTCTGGCCGGCTCGGATAAGGAGCGAGCCGAAAGACTTCTTCACGTCGCCGTCGCCACCTTCGCCGAAGATGATCGGGACGCTGTTCTTGCAGCTCTTGGCGGCAGCCAGGGCGAACTTCTTGAGTCCGTCTTCAATCTTCTTGTCGAGGAGGTCCATGCGCTTGGCGATCTGGGCGTCGATGACGCTTTCCAGGGGATCGCCTTCGACGGCCTTGGCGCTGGCGTCTTTAATGAGCTTGTTGGCTTCTTCTTCGGGAAGGTCGAGCTTGGCCCCGGCCTGCTGGCCGTTGTACTCTTTGGTGAGCTGAACGATCATAGAGTGTCCTTTGTGTAAGCTGCCGCTTCGGAACGTGGCGAATTAGTCAAACTCTAATCTAACCACGTTCGTTAGCGGCATATTGCTGAGTTTGTGGCCGATGCGTTTCTCAATCTCCTTCATGGTTGTAAACGGTACCACATCTTTGATCCGATTTGTAGACTTAAATAGCTCAGGGTCCCAGCCGAGAGCGTCGATGATTTGAGGCGTGATGGTCTTGGGAACCATTTGGACAACGGTCTCAGGATTGACGGGGATGGTACCGACCGCGTACTCGATCAAAATCCACTTGTCGATGACTTTCAGGTCCGTGGTCCAGCCGTTGGCGGCTGCCTCTTGCTGATCGGGATAGTGCCATTCGACCGGGAGCCAGCCAATGGACTTGGCGTTCAGCAAGCCAGCCTGGACCATGAGAAAGACGTTGGTGGGCGCCCAGACTCCCTGGAAGCCTTCGGGTTCGGTCGGATAGATGGTTTTGGCCTGAATGCCGACAGTCTTGCCCTGGGTGGCTCGCTTGCGCCAGGCACAATTGCCGATGGGCGGCTCGGTGTAACAATGGTTCAGCGTGACGATGGGATTGAGGGCGAATTCGGAATCGTCCATGCCGCCGGCGATCATGACTTCGCCGTACCTGTCGGGCGTCTCGGTGCTGATCCAGGACACGTCGTATTGCTGCTCATTGTCCGGGGCCGAGACGTTGACCGGGGCCTTGTGGAAGACGGTCTTGCGATATTCGCGGTCCTTGGCCGTGAGCTTCTTGAGGATGTCGTCAAGCATCTTGGCCTGGCGCGTCGTCATGGGGAAACCGAACGGGCCTTCGGTGATGGTCTTGTTCATCGGTCGTCTCCGTTTCCGTCGATGGTGCCCCGTTTCAGGCGGCTTTGCAGCTTTTCAATGTTCATCCGGGCGGCGTCCTCAAGCGTGTAGCCGAGTTCGTTGGCGAGAGCGACGGTGTACCAAAGTACGTCGCCGATCTCGTGTAACAGGGGCTGAATGTTTTCCGGTGTGAGGATTTGCCCCGACCGGATGATTTTCTTCAGCTTGTTGGCGATTTCGCCGGCCTCGCCAACCAATCCCAGGGTCGGGTAAATGACATTTTGGCCGCGCATGGGGTAGACGGCGGTGGCCAGGGCGTCGCGTTCGTAATCGGAGAAGTGCATTGACTTCACTCCTGGTGCAAATTTGGTTATGCTTCGCCGCCGAGGTCCTGATAGAGGGCTTCGATCTCACTGTTTGGGTTGTTTTCCTCGCCCGATAGCTGGGATTGGTGCCTCCGACCGTGGCGGGTAGTCGGTTTGTGCCCATTGCAATGGCATCCAGGGCTGGTCGCCCCATGACACGGGTTCGAGCCCGAGCGAGTTTCGGTATTCGTTGATGGTGATGATTCCATATTTCAGCTCCATTTGGGTGGTTTGGACGCCGACGCTTGGGTCGATGGGCGTTGGATCGTCCGATGCGAAAAAGATGCTTCGGGTCGGGTCAAAAAGCGGGACCAGCTCGGAGTTGAGCTTCTCGTCGCGGCGCTCAAGGCGTGGGCCGATGGCGAGCTGCATGTGCTGGTTCTGGGCGGCCTGAAGGTTGGCCAGGTTAGTGTCGGTGCTCAAAAAGCTGAGCGGCACGTGGAAGGCGTTGGCGATGTCCTCCTTGGTCATGGTGGCGTCGGCGAGAAGGGCGATGTCTCCCAGCGATTGGGTGAGGAGCTGGACTTTCATGGCAGATTCGGCGACGACGACGCGACCGGCTCCGCTCCTCCTGAACTTCGCATTCCATTGCGATTCGAGCCGGTCGCGTTCTTCTTCGCCGATCACTTCATCGGGGGAGACAATGGCGTCGGGAATCGCCCGGTTGGAGATTTTGGCATCCTTGAAGGCCGTGTACTGGTTGATGAGCTGGGCCTGCTCGTAGATCACCCGAAGCGGGCTTAGGCCCCCCAGGTAGGGGTCTTTTGGGTCGGGATAGCGGAAGCAGATTATTTCCCAGGGCTGGAAGATCTGCGATAGCCGGCCGGACTTGTATTCGTAGTAATCGACGATGTTGGTCGAGCCGGGATGCCGCTTCGGCTTGATGTTCTGGGACGGCAGAATCCAAATCTCTTGCGGAGTGTCTTCGCCGTTGAAGTCGAGATACCAGAAAGCGCAGCCGTGGCTTTCCTGGTACATTGTGGTCAGTTCCCAGAGGTCGAACGAGTTCATGTACGGATTGACTTTGTTGACGAGGTCCAGCAGCGGATGCGCGCCGACCGCCTGGATGGAGCGAGCGGTCTTGATGTTTGCATGCCTTGCCATCTTCTTGCGGAGCTGCTCCTGGCGCTTCGGCGAAAGAGTGCTTTGGCCGGCAAGGAGATTGGACGTATCGGTGCTGTAAAGCGAGGGCGGGTACGATGCACATACCTGGGAGTTGATGGATGCACAGGTCCAGGCGATGCCTCGAAGCTCCTGGATGAGTTCATTGGGCGTCGGAGTCCTGGTCTGCTTGTAGGAATCGACGAAGCCGGAGCCGGTCCACTGGTGGCCCGTCAGCGATGGCGGCGCGGTCTTCTTCTTGAACAGGTTCTTGATGAAGTTGAACATTAGTTGACCGGTGTCCAAAGGTTGGGATCGGTGATGTCGAGTGGCTTGCGGACGTTGAAGACGGCCTTCTTGGTGTCCTCGATGGCTTCCTGGGCCTCTTGCGGGTCGTCCTCAATGGGGCCTTCGGTTGTCATGGTCTTGCGGAGCTTGCCGATAAACCGTGAATCGAGCCTGGAAATCAAATAGCGGAGAGCGCCCAACGCGTGGTTGTTCTCGTCGATCGGGTTTTCGCCAATTACGGCACGTTCGCTGGCGTTGGGATAACGGTAAAGCTTCGCCTCGGCGCATAGTTGCTGGCAGCGGAGGAAGTTGACCTTGAGCCGGCCAGAGCGGAGCCGGGCGGTGATAGCGGCAATGCCGAGACGAATGTCGTTGTGGCCCTTGCGTATCGTGTGCCCGGCTGCTCTGAACTCTTCGATCTCCGTTCTTCCGGCGGGATCGGCGTACCACATCATGCCTTTGGGGAGTGCCTTGGCATGTTCGTGGAGGGGCGTTTCTCGAAGATACCTTTCTTCTTGAATCCAAAGGCAATCGTCGTGATCCAGCACGCCCCATATCGCGGCGAACGGGTTTCTCCATCCCCAATCGATGCCGCCAACCAACTTGCCGAGCTGGGGCGGGGTCCAGAATTCGGTGTAGGCCTGGGAGAAGTCGGGGTAGACTAAACCTTCGAGGGCTGTGAAGAGGCAGTCGTATTCTTGCTGAATCCAGGCGTCGCCAAGCGCTCGTCGTTCATCGGCAATGAATTCGGGAGTGATTCGGGGGCATTCCTTCCAGGTGACGCGCACTTTTTTCCAGGGTCCGGTGCCTTCCCATTCGTCGAAGAACCAGCCTCGCTGGCCGAACGGAGTGGACAGGGCGATGAGACGGCCCTGGCTGACAGCCAGCATTGGTCGCACGGAGCGGTACAGATCGTCCGGTACACGCGACGCTTCGTCGATAACCAGCAGATTCGGAGAGTAGCAGCGGACTGTTTCCTCTCGTCCGGGCAGACACAAGATTCGTGATCCATTGCCCAGCTCCATTTTTAGCTGGGTCTCGTAAGTGGCTTTTACGGGACGGCCAATGGCGTTGTAGGCGTCAAGGACTTTGCGGAAGATCTCAGCCGACTGGCGTTGGCCTGGGCTAAGCAATAGAATCAGACTGCCAGGGGTGAAGATCGCTTCATGGAGGGCAAGAGCTGAGGTTATCGTGCTCTTGCCGGCCTGGCGGCAGCAGTTGAGCAGAACGTATTTGTCTTTGGAAAGCAGTACGTCTCTTTGCCAGGGGTCTACTGTGAGACCTCTGGCTTTGAGTATGAGAGACGGGTCCAAACCCATAGCCATGTAATTCATAGCCGAGATTGTACCATGGCGTTTGGGGGTAGTTGTAGGTCACTTTGATGACACTCAATGGTTATTTCGGACCCGGCGAGCAGCACGCCGCGCCGAGCTCTATGGATGAGACACGGAAACAACAAATGCAACTTGGGACATAACCCAAAGGCAAAGGAGTCTTGAATGTCGGAACGAACCCTTGCCCAAGTGCCAGTGGGGTTTCAACCGTTACCTGAGGTCGCGCATGCGATGGGCAGTTGTACAATGCCACTAGTCGTTTGCGTTGACGGCGATTACAAGCACATTGGCACTGGCTTTGCAATTTCGCCTAATGGCCTCTTACTCACAGCGGCACATGTTATTAAGGCGGCTCAACGGCTCGCGGGCCGCGAAAATTGGGAACTGTACGCCCTATATCGATCGAACGAACCCCATCCTGACAATCCCGCGACGTGCGTTGGCGGCCTAATTAATGTCCTTTATTTTTCGACAACCGATGCGACTGATATTGCAGTGTGTTGCTTGAACATGCCAACTAGGGTAGCAACAGGGGAGAGATTAACGACACCAAGCGTCCCATTAATGTTGGCCCCACCCAAAACTGGTGACAAGGTGATAGCAGTAGGCTATTACGAGGCTTCAATAAGCGTGCGCGCCTATGGCGATGCGGCGGGAGAATCGTTCCTTGATTATGATCACCGTTCAACTTGTACGTCAGGTGAAGTGACGGAGGTCTACCCAATTAGGAGAGATGATGGCTTACTGAAGTGGCCGTGCTTTGAAACTAGCGCCGAGACGCGGCCGGGGCTGAGTGGCGGGCCTGTCTTTCATCAGTCTGGGGCGGTTTGTGGAGTTCTTTGCAGTCAGACCCCAAGCCCAATCGACGCAGGCAAATACAGCTTTTATGCTTCGATGGTTTGGCCTAGCCTTCTTTTGCCCGTTAGGTTAATTAACGGGGACGGTCATGAGGAGGAATTCCGATTGCGTGATTTGGGAAGAACTGGCTTGCTGAAGGTCATTGGTGATCTCGATGGCCTTACGATAGAAGCTCCGCCAGGCGGGCCAATCAAAATTACCCTAGCTGTACCAAAGAAAGGTTCTTCGTGAATTCGTGGGGAAAGCGTTAGTTGTAGATCGCTTTACCTCCCATCGCCAGGCGAGCGATGATGTTTCTTCGTTGCTGTTGTGGGAATTGTGCCAGGGTTGACAACAATTGGCGGTACTCGGCTTCCGTCATGTCGCCTTTGGCACTGTTACAGCGTTTGCAGCAAACGATGATGTTGGCCAGGGCGTGGGGACCGCCACGGGAGGTAGGCTGGGCGTGGTCGGCGGAGAAGGTTTTGAATGTGATGGTGTCGCCGCAGTAGGGACAGGGTTTGTCTATGGTTGGCTCGATCAAGGACCTCAAACTGCCTAAGTGGTAGTTGAGTGTTTGACTTTCTTCCGCTGCTCGCTCCTTTTGGTGTCTAAAGATGTTTCGGGTTCGGTTCATGAAAATGGGCTTGGTTTTCATGTGATGTCTCTTGTTAGAACGCAAAATGGAAAATGGAAAATGGAAAATGCCGTAAGGTGTTGAATTTCAGTAGCTTTGGAGCATTTTCCATTTTCCATTCTCCGTTACTTGGTCCAGTAGGGCCTGATTTCGCCATCCTCCCATGGCATGTGTAGGGTGAAGTTAAATGTGTCTATTGCCATTCCCTGCGTACTGGTGCCGATGCCTGCCGCTGAGAGCGCGGCTTTGGTTGGTTTGGTGTAGAGCTTGCCCGGCGTTGGCGACGTATTGAAGAGCAATTCAATCATGTCGATGGCTTGTTGCAGCTTGGTTTGTTTTTGTTCGGACTCTTGCTTTTCCTCTTCGGTTTTGGTGGCAAGCAATTGGTCGGCGGTGTAGTTGACGGAGCCGGTCCACCCAACCTTGCAGACGTCGCCAACCGGTTCGAGAGCGAACCGTAGTGACTTTGGTTTCTTGGCGAGGTTGGTCTTGCTGACGGCCAGGACTCGCTCCTTGTCGTTGTCGGGGTTCTCCGCGACGAGCAGGCCCGTGCGGGCATGGCCAATCATGGCGATGCTGCTGTTGCCTCGATAGATGGCCTTGGTGCCGTTGCTCTTGTTCAGGTGTCTCATGGCGATGACGGCGCAGCCATGCTTGGCGGCCATCTTGGATATCCTGTGCAGCACCTTGCGTATTTCGCTGTCCTTGTTGGGGTCAGCCTTGGATATGAAAGCCATGATGGGATCGATAATAAGCAGCTTGGCTTTCGTGGCCTTGATCTTGCTGGAGATGGCCGGGATGTCGTCGGGCAGCATGTAGGGGCGAGGTTTGCCATTTTCGACAATTTCATCCATGTTATGGATGCGCGTCAGGTTGGCTCCAGCTGCTTCAAGGCGGGGCTTGATGGTGTCGGCAGGATCGTCCTCGGCGCTCATAATCAGCACGTCGCCGGCGGCTCCTTGCTTGCAGTCGGGCATGATGCCGCCCAGGGATACCCGCGTGGCGATGTCCAGCAATAAGGTGGATTTGCCGAGGCCGGGATCGCCGTCGAGCATGGCCAGCTTGCCCAGCGGTATCCAGCCCGGCCAGAGCCATTCGACGGGCTTCGATTGGATGGTGTCGAAGGATGAATCGATGGCTTCTTTGGGGGAAAGGCCGAAACCGTCTTCCTTGAGCCATTGGGCCATCATGATCTGGTCATTTTTTTTTAGGCCCATGTCTCGCCGGGGTTGCTTTTGCGCGTCCTGGAGCTTGTGCCGTAATTCCTTCTCCGTCCAGGGGGGCTGGCACTTGACGTTGAAATGGTTCCAGGCCAGGGCGAAGGCAGTGTCCTCATCCTGGGTTGGGTCGAAATCCCAGATTCGGCAGCAAACCTTGAAGGTCTGGTTGTGCCCGCCCTGGTGGGCGATGGCCGGATCGCATTTCGCCAGGTAGGCCTTGATGCGGTCGAGGCTGGATGTCGGGGTGGGCGTGGGCACGGGTTGGCTCACCTGGCCGTCTTCGGGCTTAAGCAATCCGAGCTTTGTCTCTTCGGTCATGCGGGCTAGGAGCCAGGCCGGGACGGGAGCTGGCTTGATGTCGGCTGGCGAGAGGCCGGAACACCATTTGTAGGTGCCGCCGGTCGCGTGGATCGACGGCGGGGCGACGGTCTGGGTGCCTTTCCCCAATATGCGGATGGCTTCCTTGCCGCCGACCTTGAAGCTCTTGGTGGCGATGCCCTCGGCTGGCCATTGGAACAGGAGCCTGCGGCCGCCGCCGGGGGTGGTGAATTCCAGGGTATCTGGGATCGACTGGCCGCTGGCCCATTCCATCAGGAGTTCGGACCCTGCCAGGCCATCGATGTCGAGACCGACTGGTAATCGGCGCGCAAAAGGGACCCACATCGGCGCGCAAAATGGGCCCACCTAGGGTAGGGAAAGGGTGAGTTTCCGGGGG